GACACCAATTACACATTGACAAATGATACATCTGTAAGTTTTTCTTTTTGGCTTAATGTAAATGACTATACAGGTAATGACCATTATATATTTAGTGATTTATCAAGTGGTGCAACGGCGAGAAGGCTTGGGATTAGAATTACATCGAATGGATATTTTGCTATTGATGTTTCAAGTGACGGAACAAATATAGATACATCAACCTACAATAGTGTAGTGTCAAAAAATATTTGGATACATTATGTGATTGTTCTTAATAGTACAAATTATAAACTATATAAAGATGGTTCTAATGTACACGAAGATACTTTGACGCAAACTTTAGCCGCAGGAGTTCAATCTTTAACTATGGGTAGAGCAGGAGACTACAACCCTGCAACAAACTTTTATTATGATGGCTTAATAGACCAAGTACGCATCTATTCAACTGCCCTTACAAGTAGTCAAGTAGCAGACCTATACAACGAAAAGCCTGAAGTAGATACGTCTAACTTTAAGACTGTATTATATGAGGGTACAGGTGCGAATCAATATATTTCTAATGTAGGAATGGACTTGGAAACTGATGGTGGTTTAGTTTGGGTTAAGAATAGAGATAGTAGTACTTTGAGTCATATTTGGACAGATTCTGTTAGAGGTGTATCAAATGTTATATTTTCTGATGGTACTTTTCAAGAAGATAATTCGGGTGTTTATGTTTATTTTTCTTCATTTGATGCTAATGGTTTTACTGTTAAAAGTGCTAATGGAACAAATAAAAGTAACGATTCTTTTGCTTCTTGGGTATGGAAAGGCGGAGGCGATGCGGTTACAGGAACAGGAACAGGAGTAACAAACGTATCAGTATCGGCTAATACAGGAGCAGGGTTTAGCATAGTAAAATACACAGGAGGAAATAGTGCATCAGACACAGTAAATCACGGGCTTACAGATGCTGAAATGATTATACTAAAAGACCTTACTGATGGTACTAATCATTGGAGAGTTTGGCATAAGGACTTAAGCTCAAACCACTGGATATATTTGAGCTTATCAATTGCTGAAGCTTCCGCTGCTACTGACGGAGGTATAAGGAATGTAGATTCTAATACGTTTGGATTTATAAACGGAACAACTTACGGTGTAGAGGGTGTTAATAGTAACGCAAGTAACTACATAGCCTACGTTTGGAAAAGCATTGCAGGATATAGTAAGATGGGGAGTTATGAGGGTACAAATAGTACAGTTACAGTTTCAGATGTGGGTTTTAAACCATCTTTTGTAATGATAAAGAATATCGACGATTCTAGTAATTGGGTTATGTTAGATAATCGCAGGAATACCATTGAAGATAGGCTTAATAATTGGTTAAGAGCAGATTCGAGTAATAATGAAACAGGGGCAGTCGCTACGGCTTATATAACTGTAAATGACAGCGGTTTTATAGTGGCTAACGCTACGAGTCTAGGTACTAATGCAAATGGCGATACATACATTTATATGGCATTTAAATAATGAAGAAACTATTTTTTATGTACAAAATCATTTTATAAGAGGTAATTTTAAAAATCACTATATTTGTATAAAATTTAAATAAATGGCAACAACAGGAGTTTTTAACGGAACTAATTTAATTCTTAAAATAGAAGATACAGCACTTGGACATACTACAAGCTGCACAATGAGTTTTAATGCTGATTTACCAGAGGCAACGACAAAAGATAGCGGAGGTTTTCAAGAGGTAATTGCTGGAATAAAATCTGGTGAGTTTTCTTTTGATGGTCTTGTAGCTTATGATGACAGCGCAAATGCAATCGAACTCGCTGATTATCTTTTGGCTGGGACTCAAGTCACTGTGGTTTTTGGTACTACTGTGACAGGAGATGCGGTTTACACAGCAGAGGGTTTATTGTCAAATGTTGAGATCAGTGCGGAAATGGAATCGCCTGTTTCTTATAGCGGTTCAATCACTACAACTGGCGCAGTCACCAAGTCTATTAACTCGTAAGAATTAATCACTACATAATGGCAAACAAAAAAAGGGGTTACTATTCCTTAAAAATAGGCGGCAAAAATCGCACACTACATTTTTCAATGAATTTTTGGGCAAACTTCACCGACTTGTTGGGTATACCACTCGACAAGTTGGGAGATGTCTTTGAGGGGGGTATTTCAATCAAATCAATTAGGACTTTAATATATTCTGGTCTTTTGGCTTATGACCAAGAGGAAGGAAATGAAATTGATTATAATGAATTTAAAGTTGGTTCTTGGCTTGAAGATGTTAACCAAGATGATATTTTGAAAATTGTCAACGCAATGACCGAATCAAAGATATTAGGGACTGACCTTAATATGGGCATTGAAAGGAAACTAGAATCAGAGGGAAAGGCGAAGCCGACCCCCTAAACTGGAATAAATTACTTGATTATTATATTGGGCAGGTCGGCATAAACCCAGATAAATTTTGGCGATATACTTGGGCAGAAAATCAAAGGCTTGGTGAATCTCACACTATAAAATTAAATCTTCAGTGGGAACAAACCAGATATTTGGCAACAATGATTCACAATGTAAATTGTCAAAAGAAAAGTCAAATGATAAAACCGCACAATTTATTTCCTTTGCCACAAGATAAATATGTAAGACCAAATAAACCAAAATCAAGTCCAGAACAGTTTAAACAGTTTTTAAATAAAATCAAGACAATGGGGGTTAAAATTTAACCCTCTTTTTTTTTGTATTTTTGTGTTATGATTAACAATGAGCAATTAAAAATAATAGTTTCAGCAGATGTTAAAAAACTTAATGCTGGACTAAATAAAGCATCAAGCAATCTTAAAACATTTGGGGATAAATTAACAGGAATTGGTAAAAATTTATCTACTCGATTAACTTTGCCGATAGCATTGGCTGGAGGTGCTGCAATTAAATCAGCAAGTGACTTTCAAAGATTAAAAACATCATTGGAGGTTTTGACTGGTAGTGCGGAAAAGGGAGCGGAAGTTTTTGAAAGACTTGTCAAATTTTCAGCACAAACACCTTTTCAATTGCCAGACCTTGTTAATGTAAACAATATGCTCATGGGGTTTGGATTAAATTCTGAACAGGCTTATGAAAGCCTCAAATTGTTGGGTGATGTTGCAGCGGTGTCAGGAGGCAACCTTGAAAATATTGCAAGAGCATTTGGTCAAAGTGCTGGTGCGGGGAGGGTAATGACCCAAGACATAAATCAGTTTATAAACAACTCTGTCCCTTTATATGATATGCTTGCAAAGGTGACTGGAAAAAACGTTGCTCAATTGCGAGAAATGGCTTCCGAGGGTAAAATTACATTTGACTTACTGGTAAAATCATTTCAATCAGCTACAAGTGAAGGCGGCAAGTTCAACAATGGGATGGAACGTTTATCTCAAACTTTTGCTGGTCAACTTTCAACTTTTAGAGATAAATTAAATATTACATTGGCTAAATTTGGCGAGATAATGTTGCCGATTTTAACTAATATGTTAAAGAGATTGGACGGGCTAATTGAAAGATTTAAAAATTTATCCCCACAAGCAAAAAAATTGGCTTTAATGTTTGGTGCTGTATTGGCAGCTATCGGGCCAGCGGTTTTAATTTTTGGTAATTTATTTAAAGGGTTAGGATTTCTTTTAGGAGGTTTTAAAATGTTAATTGGAGTATTACCAACCTTAATAGGATTATTTAAAGCCTTGACCCTTGCGATCGCTTCAAATCCAATTGGATTAATTGCGACAGCAGTTGTTTCTTTAGGTATTGCTTTTGTTGAGTTGCTCCACAGAATTAATCCTATTGTGAGTAGGTTTACAACCTTTTTAAATCTGGTTAAATCTCTTGGCAGTCCAACTAAATTTGCAGCACTCCAAGCTGAAAGTCTTGCAGATGCCCAAGCTTTACAGAAAAAAGAAACTGATGATCTTGCAAAAAGTATTGACAGCACAGTCCCAAAATTAGATGAGTTTACTGATGCTTTTAAAAGTCTTGAGGATCAAACAAACAAGACCAGGACTCCCTTAAAATCGATGGCCGATGTTTTTGATGAAAAGCAAAAGGCTTTAGATGAAACTGGAGAAAGTTTAAAAAGATATAGAAAAGCATTAGGGGGGGCGGGTACTGATTTACAAGATTATATTAAAATCACGACAAGTGCAACACAATTTGATTTAATTCATACAGCTATACTAAAAGAAAAACAAGCGCAAAATAAACAGGCACTACTTGAGCAGAAAACAATGGCAAGTGAATTGTCACAAGTATTTAATGTACTTGATAATAATTTACAAGCTATTGCTGAAACTGTTGGTGGTGTTTTAGTAAATTCTTTTGAGGCATTATTGACAGGTGGTAATTTCTTTAAAACGTTAATTGATGGATTAAAAAGGCTTGTTGTTAAATTATTGGCAGCGGCAGCAGCAGCTTTTGTTCTTAACACAATTTTATCGAGTCTTGGATTAGCTAAAGTCCCAAATGTAGGTGCTATGTTCAGCGCATTTGCTGGATTTTCGAGTATGCCAGCGATTGAGTTTGCAAATGGTGGAATCGTATCTGGCCCGACTCTTGGACTTATGGGCGAATATTCTGGAGCAAAATCTAATCCAGAGGTAATTGCTCCTTTAGATAAATTAAAAGGAATGATTGGCAACGCTGGTTCACAAAACAATGTAAATGTCAGTGGTGAATTTAGATTAAAAGGTCAGGATTTAGTTGTTGCATTACAAAGAGCAAATAAAGAAAGAAACAGAATTTTATAAATGGCAACTTATACATCATTAACTGATTTAGTTATACAGTACAACCCTAAATTTGAACTTTATTTTTCGGATCAAAATAATCGACCTGTACTGCTTCAGATTTTAAAAAAAAATTATGATGGGGATGTTTTTAATTTAGTTGGAACTGACAATCCTGTTGAAATTATCTGGGATTCTGATGATGATGTTTATTCGCCTATTAAAGGGTCAAGATGTAAGCTGAATTTTTTTATTACTGATTATTCTGTTTTTGATGATTTTTACAAGTCTGACGAAAGAGAATATAAGGTCAATATTTATTATTACAATTCAAGCGGTGATGCTTATGAGGAACTTGATTTTAAACCAGAAACAACTCAAGTGAATTATAATGCTGATTTTGGAGCAGCTTTGTTTTGGGAGTCTTATTGGTCTGGTTTTATTGTTGTGGATCGTTGGCAGGAAGCCCTTACAACTTCACCCTACCCTGTATCATTAGAGGCTATTGATGGCCTTGGAACTTTATCTGGTTTTGATGCACCGACTCCCTTTAAAAACGAATTTTTTGAAACAACAGATGACTATACAAATCCAGTAAAAA